CTTGTTGATATCTTTCAATCAACTAAATTGTAAACCTACCATTGTCTTCTGAAAGACCTGCTATAAAATGTTGTGCCAAAAGCACAACCAACACGCTCGTCAGTTAAAGGAGACACCAGCGGTACAGGGTACCACGGATGGCTCTTCAGCCGGAAGTGCGAGTTCTCGCGACGAACGATGGGTTCGAGAATTAAGGAATCAGTTCCCTAATCTTCGGATGCCGAAGTTTCGTCTTGAAAAATGCGAGGACCCGACCTTCCGGTTGAAGGATGCATCGGAGGCGTTGAGTCGTGGATTGGAGCTTGTGATTACCCATCATGGGGCATCCGCCGAGGTCGTGAAGGAACTTCGGGATCAGGTAGGATATTATTTATCTTACCGGATCCCGTGGAACCAACACTGTTTAACAATAGAGAAAATCTGGCTCTCGCGAGCTAAGTTTCTTTTATGTTTTCCCTTGGCGGAGTACCTCAAGAATGAATTACCACCTGCCCCCGACCACGCTTTCAGACCGCTTGGAGTCCTGCGGAAATGGATGCTTCCTCGATTGAGATCATTTAATCGTCGAAACACCCATCTCTGGTCAAGTTGGCTCCAGGCTAAGAGATCCTGCCTCCCCCTATCGAAATACATGGTGTGTGACCAATATTTGGATCATCGAACCTCACTTACATCCCCAGATACTGGGGATAAGGGTGAGATTTCGGAGATCCTTGATCATCCACTTTTCCGTTATTTCCTTAATCAGGTAAAAAACGGTATTTCTTCAGGTCTTGAGAACTATTCGGAACTGATTCCGACATATGATGCGAGCACGAATGCTTGCTTCTCAAAGACCCGTTCGGGGGGAGGTCAGTCAGCTTCACTTCGTGAAACTGCCTGTAGGGACTTCTTGTCTGAGGGTAAGGACGTTGAGGAAAGGAGAAAGGAAGAAAGGAGAGATTTTCATGGAGATGATGACGCTTTTCAGGACTACTTGGAAAAGGCTAACCCCGGCAGGGGCTTAGCTATGTTCCAGTGCCCCATGTCATATGAGCTTGATCGCGTAGTTTGGTCCCCCTATATTCTCGATAAGAGATATATTCGTGCTAACTACACGTTCTGCGTTTATGGTGAATATGGTAGTCGTGAATTCCAAGAGTTCTTTACTCGGAACCGGAACCTATCCCTTTGTGACGGAGAGGGTTTTGATAATTCAAGACCCTTGAAATGCTCTGTCCAGGCGGTTCAGGAGCCTCTTAAGACGCGGATGATTTCTAAGGGGGAAACAATCCCATATTATTCCAGTAAGCCTTTTCAGAAGGCCCTACATGGATGTTTACGGGATTTTCCTTGTTTCTCCCTAATAGGTAGAACGCTGAGGGTCGGTGACCTTACTGATATTCAGATCCAGCACGGTAATTGTTTCAACCGTCAGGTTTTTGATCCTTTAATTAAGGATTATTCCTGGTTTTCGGTTGATTACAAGGCTGCGACGGATGGTCTTTCCTGGGAGTATTCCCAGAGGATCTTTGCTGAATTGATTGGTCACTTGCCTTTGGAGTACCAGATGAATTGCTGGAGGACTCTCAGTCCCCATAAGCTCATTTATCCTAGTAAATTTCAATTTGAATACTATCGTAATGAGTTATTTGCTTTTCGTTCTGGAGGTCCAAAGGATCAAGAAAACCCGCATCGGCGTTATACCCTTGAGGATATAGGGACTTGTTGTTGCCCCAAATTCCTCAAGGAAGGAATCCATTGTTTGGACCCAGTCCACTGTCTTCCATGTTTAGACCTAATGTCTGGTGAGGGTATCGAAAATAATCCGGTCTTACCGAATAAAATTGATCCCAGATCCATTAAGGTATCTGTTACGGAGTCTCGCGTTGAGCGGAACATTCGAGATGATCTCGCTCAGGCCTTCCCCAATCGTTGGGGTCTACCTGAGCTTGAGGATCCTGAAGGTTCTGTTCTCGCTGACGCCTTACAGACAAATGGTCAACTAATGGGTAGCAACTTATCTTTTCCCATTT